TCACCAGCAGCAACCTTACCAGCAGCTGCGAAGGGATTAGCAGCAAGACCGTAACGAGTCTTGAAACCAATCTTTTGCTGGAAGGTGTTTTCACCAACCGCACGAACCATCTGTAGAGGTACGTATGGGCAATAGAAGAACCCTGCGTCATAAGGAGAAGTACCCTTATAACCACAGATGTAATACTGTTTTGCCGTAACATTGGCCGCATATGGATCGACATATACCTTGAAACGACCATTCATTACACCAGCGAATGTGGTGGTTGTGTCGTCAACATTCAAGTTGTTGTTGAGAGCTGGGGTATAATCCAGAACACCAGCCATCTGAAGTGCAGAAGCAACATCAGCGGAGCAGATGAGCATATTACCCTTACCCCGACGAGTCTGCTGTCCAACCGCATTGGCGTCACGTTCAATGGCGAACATTAGACCCTTGAACTTTTCAACACTCCAACGTCCGTTAGAGTCTGTATCCAAGTCAAAGATGCCGGCAGTTGAAGTATTAACCTGAGCACCAGCAACAGCAGTGATGTACAGAGAACGAACAACTTCACGGTTGATTTCTGCAAGAATTTCAGAACTTAGAATATTTGAAAGTTCTGTCTCTGCGTCTAGTCCATGAATTGCCTTTAAGTCCTGAGCAAGTTCCATCGTATACTCAGCCTTGAGAGCCCGAGTTACAGCAGTAACGGTTGATTTCTCGATTGAGAAGGCCATCTCTGCGAAAGCATTAGTAGAACTATCACCCAAAGCTTCACCCTGAGCAGTAGTCATACCTGTTGGTGACAAATAAGTACCCGGCGAAGAATCATTCAAAATCGCAGGGTTACTACCTGTCATGGCAGAAGAAGTCAGGTTACCAGCGGCGTCATCATTAGAAACCCCACTGTCTGCTTCGTCAACCAAAGCCTCGACACCATCCATTGAGGAATATGTCGAACGCATTGCGAAAATTAGTCCTGTTGGACCTGTCATTGGCTGAACGCCGCAAACATCATACGCAATTAAGTTAGGCATAGCACGCCGAACTAGGGAAATAAGAATTGGATCCCAAGTATCGAACTGCCCACCAGTACTAACGGTGGGAGCTGTCTCTGAAAGAAAACTACGATCTTCCTTCATTGCCTTTTCTTGGTTTTCAAGAATAAGAGTGGTAACTGCCCGCTTATAAGAATCCTCAATCTTAGGAAGATCAGGGTGTTCTAGGACTGGCTGCCACTTTTCTTGTAGATGTTCTGTTTGAAACATTTTGTTTCTCCTTTTTAGTTACATCCGTTTAATATAATGTTTTATGCACTCGCCTTATGATTACGACTGATTGCCGACATATACGTTTTCATAGCATCTGTCGTATCAACTGTGTCCTGTGCGGTGCTACCATCTTCATCATCAAATGATTGGTCAACTACAGTTTTCGGGAAATAATTATCCTTCAAAGTATCAAGTTTTTCACGGAAAGATTCTTCATCCGTGAAAACTAAATCTTCTGTAAGAGACTTAAACTTCTCAATTTCAGTATCGGCTAAATCTTCAGAAACTTCAGAAATAACCTGTTCACGAACCAGTTCAGATTTGTCGGTGCTGAGATTAATATTCTTTTGCATCTCTTCATTCAACCTCTCTTCTAGTTCGGAAATCTTTTCAGACTGAGCTTCCAGAACATCATACTTCTCGTCTGGAACATCAATGTAATGATCTTCAAACAACTGTTTCAATCCAGAAATAAAGTCTTCTGCAATCTCACCCTTTAAACCACGGTCGATTGCCAACTCGTTTTCTTTAGTCCATTCCTCAACGACATAGTTGAGATATGTATCAACCTTTTCAGAAACCTCTTCTTTAATAGCAGCAATTTCAGTTTCCTTTTCGGTATTCAACTCATCATCAATTCGTTCGATTTCTGAGCGTACCCGTGACTTAACTGCGGCTTCAAAAATTGTCGCAGCCTTGACCTTGAACTCTTCTGAAAGAGTGTCGTCAGCATTAATCAAAGCTTCTACATCTTCCTTGACAGAAATATTTTTAATCTTATCTTCAATTTCTGCCTTGGCATCTTCTAGCTTCTGTAATGCCTCTTCAGTTTCAGCATTCTCAGTCTCTTCTAATTTTGCAGTATGAGCGGCAATCATTTCTTCGATGTCTGCCTTCTTCATCTTTGCAATACTTTCAAGATGTTGTGCCTTAGTCACCCTTTTATTCTCCTTGAGCTCGTCGCCGGCGTGATCTGTTTCATCACCAGCAGCAAGTTTCTTAGGACCAGCATTCTGTCCAGCACCCGGCCGTAATTTCTTTTCATCTGAAGTGCCTGCAACTTTTTCTGCTTTATCAGGACTACCTTCGCCCTTTTGAGCAGGATCACCAGAAGCTTCTTTTACTTTTGCAGAAACTTTCCCGCCCGGATTTGGTTCTGCTTGAGGATCAGCAACATCAGCGCTATCACCACCTAAATCTTCAACTTCACCGCCGGGAGTTTTACCTTTAACTTTTTCAGCTTTAGCAGCAGGAGCAGCCTCTTCAAGTTCAGCCAAAACTTCTGCCTCAAGTTCTTCAATCGTTTGTTCTAATTCAGACATAGGGTTGTCTCCTTACCTTTGTGTTATTATATTTATAAATTATAACTTTTTGAGGAACTTAGCAAACTCTAAGGCCTCTACTTTTGCATCCCTTTGACGATTTTTAACATCAAACTTCTGACGTAATTCTACAAGTTCCGCTTCGATTAGTGCGCCATTATTCCAAATCCACTCTTTACCTTCCATAATGCCCTCTACAAAGGCATTTGGTGCGGAAGGATCAGCAACAATATCAGCAGCAGTTGCGAGATAAAAGTCATCTCTTACATAGTTTGCACCTTTCTTTTGGTCCAAACTACCCATTCCCCGTGAAGAAACGCCCAACTTAGCACCCTCATCCATGAGATTTTTTACAATCTTTCCCATAGGGGTTTCTAAAATCTTTGCTTCACCAAAAAAATTCTTACCATCAGGGGCCAATGAAGTAATCATATGTGACACCCGTTCCAAATTAACAGTAGGGCCTTCTGGATGTCCTAGTTCACCAAAAGCTCTCTTCTGTTGAATGAAATTTTTATTATATTTTGCAACTTCTTTCTGCAAAACATCTAAAGGATATATTCGACCATTACGATTTTTTACATCCGCTTGCATGAAAATACCACGAATTTTGTAGTTTTTCTTGCCGGATTCTTTTTCTTCACAAATATATTCTACATCTTCTATTGATTCTGAAAATAGTTTTACTGTATGCATGATACATTTATCCTTATAAACCGGGATGTCCTTGTACAACCTCTTCTACATATATAGCGGCATCGGAACCGCCAGTCTCATTAATTGCTGAAATTGAAAAATTAGAACGTAATGTTCCTGACGTAAAGGTTCCTGTTGATGTTGAATTTGGTGCAATTGTAATAGTATTGGCTGAAATAGATGATACATTTACATTTGTTATTAAAGTATTCCATGCTGCAACACTACAATTTGACATTGCTACTTGGTCTCCGGCGGCAAAACCATGATCGGCTACAGTACCAGCAGTAGTTAAAACTGCCGGATTAGCATTTGTTGCTGAAGCAATATAAACAGATAAAGGACGTTCTTCTGGAATTATAGTGATAGAAGTACCACCTTTTAAATAATGTCCAGTTGTAGCAGTAACAGCTGTTCCCTCGTTGGTAATTCTGACAAAACAATCATTGCCACCATATTCACTAACCTTATATGCACCGCCAGGAGATAGTGTTGTAAGATCAAGTGCATGAGCAGCATCATCACCCAATGTTGATGCGGTAATTCCTCCACAATGTCTAATTAATTTAAAGGCCATTATTCACCACTCCTAGATTGATAACATTTCTCGTTCAAAATAACTCAAAAGAGTCTTTTCAGGCACTTTGAACTTTTTTGCAATGTTTTGTATAGTTTTCTCGAAAGTATTTAGGAAATCAGAAGGTTTAGCATCCATAATTTTAAAAATTTGGTCAACAGCTTCCTTCATCTTAGGAGAAAGTTTCTTATACTCCTTAGATTTTTTATGTTCTTCCTTTTCAACAACAGTTGAATTATACAGTTCTTCAAGTGTCTTCATCAGCAGTTTCTACTTTTTCCGCATTAGATACAAAAGATTTTGATATCTCTTGTCTTTTTATTTCTAAAGTATCACCAACCTTAGAAGAAATTGTACTCTTAAACACCTTCTCTGCTTCTACATTATCTCCTGATACAACTGCATCTACAAATTCTTTGGTCATTATCTTTTCCTTTTCTTGACAATAAATGCCGGATCGGTTTCAGCTTCAACTGGTTCTTCTGGTGGAGGAGCTTCTTCTGCATCAGGGTCTATACCCATAGCCTTATCTGCTCTATCGGATGCACTATCTGCTGGGTCCATAGGCATACCATCTGGTCCAACAGGAACTCTATGTATACCATCACCACCGTCAGGTACAACAATTCCACCATCCATTGGATCAGTATCCATCTCTTTCTTAATCTGATCACGCATTTCTTGAATTTCTGTATCGTTCATGCGTAATACTTTCTTCAATACATACTCTTTCCTGAAGAATGTTCCAATATATGATTCAACTGTCTGTAATTGATTAAGTCTATTCTCTAAAAGTTCTGCATCCTTTAATTCTGCAAAATGACCGTCAGCAAGATAATCATATTGAATATGTTCTTGTATCTTTGACCAATCTTCTGGAGCAATAATACCCTTTAATAACAATTGTGTTTTAAGAATGTCAGTAAATATTGGAGAAAACTTTTTACGAATACGTTGTACAAACTTCGTAAATTTAAGTTCATCTCTTGTTATTTCTGTTGAACGACCAAGACTAAATCCACTCTCTGCTTCAAGTCTTGATATCGGCACATTAAGTGAACGATATAATTTTGTACGGAAATATTGAATATCATCAATCTCGCCAAGATTAGAACCACCCGGCAAAGTCGTAATTTCTGTACCTCTACCACCTTCTCGGCGTGGAAGCCAAAAATCTTCCAACATGCTCATATGATTCCTATCGTCACGAATCTCTCCTGTATTAGCATCATACACAAGTTTGTTACGATAACGATTCATTACATCTTTAAGATATTGTTCTGCCTTAATTTTTGGGAGATTACCAACATCGATATAAAAAATGCGACGTTCTGGTGCTCGGGAGATACGATAGATAACAAGCGCATCTTCAATCATACGCAATTGATTGACAGGTTTTATTGCTTTGTGTAGATAGGAAAGTACTCGTCCACCATTACCTTCAATCAAACCAGAGGGAACGTAAGTAATAGCATCAGGTGCAATTTTTATTCCTTGATTAGACCCAACACCGCCGGGCCCCGTCAAACCTTTTTCATTATATACAAAATATTCATCAATTTTCTCAGCTACTTCAACTCCTTGATGTTTAGGATCAATTTTTGTCTGAACTTCTCTAACTTTCTTAATTTTAGTTGCATCAATATATCTTAATTCAGTAATACCTTTTCTTGGATTTTTGGTGTCTATAACCTTATGATAAAAAATCCTACCATCTACATACCAACGCCTAAAGATATCATGACCTTTCTGTTCAAAGTTAAGCAAACGCAAAACTTCATCAAATTCTGTCCTGATTTTTCTTTTGATTTTATCTGGGTAATGTAAACGGTCTAAAGAAATTTCTATTGCTTGATCATTTTGATTAGAAACAATACCTTCATTTACAATATCTTCAATAGCAGTATCACATTCAGCCTGTTGAGCAATATCACGATATCGTTTGATTAAATCTAAATCAGATCGTTCTCTACCGTCTGTATCAAGAATTTGGCCAAAGAAACCACCACCGGCAACATCGATAGTACCATCATCAGAAGTTGGAATGGAGAATGTTTTTTCTCCATCCCTTTCCTTAGATGATCTCTGTATTGTGAAACCAAAAAGTTCTGCCATAATAACTCCCTACCAGTTATTACTATTTAGTAGGTTTCAAATTAGAAATTAACGTCTGACGACTCGTAACTTTGATATCTCCAAGTTACATCAAAAGTTTCTATTGCAGTTGAAGCTTCAGATGAAAGAGCAATTTCTGTAACGCCTTCAGGCCAAGCACTTCTGAAAATATAACTTTTTAATACTGTATCATCACGATCTAAATGTTCTACCATAAGGTCACTTTGATAATCAGAAGGATTTACCTTTCCTTTACCAGTAGTAAGATCATTAATGCCGTTAGACCACCGTTCCATTGCGTTACGAATCATAAAATCCGTATCGTTATAGAAAGTAGTTGTCCAAGCATCAGCAAATTCTCTATCCCCAGCAATATTAATTGTTCTGCCTCGGAAGGGAATTGCAATGTTTGGAAGAGACATTGCTGGTAAATTTGCAGCACTACATAATAAAGATGTTCTACCAAGAACAAGCCCAACGGCAATCCCAATTGGTTCTGTAATTGTTACCCTAAACTGATTAGCTCGAGCGCCACCACCGATAAGAGCAGCTTTAAATTCATCAATATTTGGCATGATTAACCTCCTACCTCACTAAACTCAACACCCGTTCGTACGGCGATGAAGTTTAGTGTAATGAAATTGATTGAACGTGCAGGTTTAATGTACATATCTCCAATAAACTCATTTCGATCAATAATCTCTGGTGTGTTATTTGTACTATCACATACAACCTTGAAATCAAAAATACCACGGCGACCTTGAACATCTCTCAAGAAAGGTTCAACCATATTACGGAATTGGGCCCGTGTAAACTCATCGTTGAACTCAAAG